CCGCGGCGCTCGACAATCGTCGCCGACGCCGGATAGCACTCGTCGGGCAGCCCGTAATTGCGCTCCCAATCCGCCAGCAGTTCTATCGCCGTGCGCGGGTCAGCCTCTTCAATCAGTGCGTCGATGCGCTCTTCGATTCGCTCGAACTCCTGCGCCCACGCATCGAGCAGGCGCGTAACAAACGCCTCGGGCTCGCGCGGCCACGCTGGCCCATACGGCGTCAGGTTTTGGCAGAGCTCAAGGTAATCGGCCGCGGTCAGACCCATGTGATACTCCCGAACACCGGCATTTGCCCGGTCGTGTATGTCTGGTTCGTCGTCGGCGACACGAGGACGTTGTCCGTCTCACCGGCTGCCGTGCTGATCGCCTCGCGGATATGGCTGATCAGCAGCGTCACGCCCGGCGCGGCCTCGCGCAACAGCAAATCGCGCAGCTCGGCCTCGACGGCCGCCTTCACGGCTGCGGTCGCTGGCGTAAGTTGAATCGAGAAGTTGAGCGGCACCGCAACAGGCGCGACCACGTACAGTTCTGCGGTGACCGGATGAAGCGCCTCGATGTAATCCTTCACGGCCTCCACCTCGGCCGCGTCGGGGATGATCGACGCGTCGTTGTCCCGAACGAAGCGCACTGTGACCGTGCCGGCGCCCATCTCCTGCGGATAGACCCACGCGCGCGTGACGCCGGGCACCTCGAGCGCCCAGTTCACATAGTCCGACTGCGACCCGCCCGCCGGCGGCTGCTGGATACGCGCGAGAAAGCGACCACGCAGGCTGGTTACGGACTCGATGTCCGATCCGTTCGTGAGTCCGGCGGAATCGACGGTCACGACGGATTGGACGCCGGCAATCGGATTCAGCAGCGTGAGCGTGGTTGCCGCGAGTGTATTGCCGGCCGCGCCCGCCTGAACCGCTTCGACTGGAACCGCTGTCGCGCTCACGCCGAGCGTCGTCTCGGCCGTGACCGCGAACTCGACGCCGTCCGCGCGCTTCATCAACGAGTCGACCGGAATCAACGTGCCGACGCTGCCGGTAACCAGCACATTGCCGCTTGCTGCGACGGCGGGCTTTCGCGTGACGCCCCAGATGGACGCCCAGCGAATCAGCATTTCCTCGTCGGCCGTGTCGTAGATGATCTGGCGAGAGATCCAGTCGAGATAGCCGTGGATCTCGTGGGAAGCGCCGGCCAGCACGCGCGCCAACACTTCAGCGTCAGAGCGGCGCAGTAATTCTTCCTGGCTTAACCGCGTAAGCAGGTCGCCGCGCGTGCGCGAGACAATTTCGGAAAGCGCCGGGCGGTTAAACATTGTTGATCAGGCTCCAGACGTTAGAGAACCGCAGCGTCGTCGGCGCGGCGTCCACTCGGTAAATCGTGACGGTCAAACCGAGTCCGTCAATGCTGATGCGTTCGGCTGTCACCGTCACGCGCGTTGCGACGCCGTCGTCGATCAGGTGCGCGAGCGACTCCTGCGCGTACTGCTCGGCGCGGTTCAGCGTGCTCTGAGTGAGCTTGGCGCGGGCGAGCAGCCAGAGACGCGAGCCGATCTGGTCGTTCTCGACGTCCGTCACGTTGTCGCCCCACCAGCCCCACTTCGTGTCCTCGATCGGATCATCGGGCTCGGCTCGGCGCCATGTGAAGAGCGACATGATCACCGCGCGCACTAGCGGATTCGTCTCGGCGAGCAGCGACGATTCGACGCCGTCGATATAGAGCGGCACGTCCTGCGCGTAACTAGGCATGAGCGCCCCAAAAAAAAGCCGCCCGAAGGCGGCCGACTCTCAATCGTTGCAGCGGTCAATCCAACGAGTAACCGCCGTTCTTATGATCCAAGAAGGACTTTCCGCCAATGGTCGCATCGCCGGTGATGTTCACGTTCCCGGTGATCGTCATACCGTCAGCGCCGCTGATGCCCTCAGTCGCCTGAAGCGCGCCGATCACTTTGACGTTACCGGTGATCGTGATGCCGTTGGCGCCGAGCACGATGGACTGCCCTTTATCGTCATGCAGCGCGACGTCGCCCTCGTCCAGTCCGGTCAACCGGTAGCGCCGGTCCGCGACCACCACAGCGATACCGTGCGAGCGATCGCCGTCGAGGAACACCGTTACGGCCTCCGCGCCGGCGCGCGGCCGGCTCGTGAAGCCGTACGGCTCAAAGTGCTCGACGTTGTCAGCCGTCTCGTCTGCCAACAGGTTCAGCTGCAGCGATTGCATCTTCGTCGAAGCGTTCGCGAGCGCCACAGTGCCACGCGCGAGCATGTTCTGAATGCGCCGCGCGAACGGCGCGGTCATCTTTGCGATTGCTCGAGCATCCATCAGCGTTTCACGTCCTTCCAGCCGTCTTTCGATTTGACGACCGCGTTGTTGACCTTCGGCGCCTTGCTGTCGGCAGGCAGCACATCCTTCCAGTCGCCGCCCTCTCCGCCGACTCCCTTCTTGCCGCCCTTCTTGGCGGGGCTGTTGACGTATCCGTCCTTCGGACCCACCTGCACGCGACACACCATCCCCTGATCGCTGAGGGAATAGGTCACCTCGGCGATGACGAACTCATCGTCGAAACCGATCACCGGGTCGACCACACGCACGAACTGGTTGTGCAGCCACAGCGATCCATCAGCCTGGCGCCAGCCCGACACCGTATATGTCGTCTCCAGCGCCTTCGCCTTCCTGTGCGCCTGCTCGTATCGGACGCGCTGCGCGGCCGTTCCGCCGTCACACTGCCCGCTCGACTTCTTGATCAACACCCGGTGGCGCTTGAGCACGCTCGTGTCGGTCAGGTCGGCGAATTCGCTTGCGACCGTCTCGCCGAAGTCCTCGTCCGTGCCCGAGCGCTGGCCCTTGCAGATGTACTCGGTGAAAACGTCCTTGTAGTCGAGCGCTGCTTCGGCCGACAGGATGTTCTCGCCCAGCTTCAGCGCAGTCTTCGCGGTACCGGCGGTGCCGACATCGATGAAGACGAGCTGACCGAGCGCGTCATCGGTCGCAAGCAACTGCCGCAGCTTCAGCATGCGGTCGATCGACTCGAATACCGTTTCTCCCTGGTCGATCGCGTGCGCAAGCGCCGCGCCGGTGTCCATCTGCGTGCTCACCTTGATCCCGTAGACGCCCGCGAGATCCGCCGCGATTCGTTCGAGCTTCGCGCCCGCCCAGCTTCCCGGCTTGTTGACCGCGGAGCAGTCGACCAAGTCGGATGTCTTGCTGCGCCCCTTCACGCCCACCGTCAGGCTTTGCCCGTCGTACCGGATCGGCGTCGCGTCGACGTAGCCGGTCAGCACGCGATCGTTACCGATGAACACCTCGCACTCGTCGCCCGGGCGGATGCGCCGCGGGATGTCCGTCTGCCCGGGCCACCGGTCCGTGACGCTCAGCTCGAACTCGCGCACCTGCCGCTCGATGCCGGCGGTAATCTCGACCGCCTTCCAGCCGCCGTATTCCTTGCCGTTCACCAGCAGGCGCACGGCGTTCTTGTCGTCGGTCATGCCGAAAGCACCTTGATCGGTTCAGCCGGGATAAAGCCGGGCCGGCGGATTTTGTTCAGATCGACGATTTCGCCCTCTCGCGCGACGTCTTCGAACTGATCGTATGCAGTGACCAGAGCGGGGAGAATCGCTCGGGGCATGATCGTCTTGAGCCGCGCGCTCTGCGCGAGACGCCCGGTCACGTCCGCATGCACCGCGGCGCGCGCTTCCTGCAGTGCGACATAGACGGGATCGGAGACGATCAGACTCTCGTTGTCCAGCGCCGCCGTCACGTCGTTGCGGACCTTCACCGCATCGTCGTAGATGGGCAGATCCATCGTCGTTGTCATCCCCACGGCCTGCACCAGCATCGACTGACTGAACAGGTGATTGATTGCCGCAGCGTTAGTCGCCGCCTGCGCACGGCTGGGACTGATCGTCGACGTCGACGTTGACGCGCTCTTCGCGACCGCGTCTGCCGTCGCCGCGCGCGCGCTGAACGTGCGGCTCAGATTTGTCAGCGCAGACACTGCATCGCCGTTGCGCGCGCTGGCGCCGCCCCCTCCGAACATCGACGCTATGCTTTCGACGACCGATTCACCACGCTTGAACACGCCGAAGACCGTGTCGGCCATCGTCACCGCGTCCGGAATCAGCGTTGTGGCGCGAGCCTTCAGGAACGCAACTGGATTCGACAGCAGCGACTTGACGTTCGATTCCGCAGAGTCGACCAGGTCGAGCGCGTCGTTGAACGTCTTAACGCCGTCATCAAATACCGACGATGCCTTTCCATTCACGGCGAACTTCTCGACGTAGTCGAACGAGCCTGCCTGCTGCAGCTTGTCGGCCGCTTCCAGCGACTTTGCACCGAGCGAGTCGCCAGCGCTCGGGAATGCAAGTTCGCCTGCCTCGACAAACGACAGTTGGACCGTGCACATCCCGCCGTTCGCGATGCTGTGCGAGACGCGCGCAGGCTCCTTCAGCGATACCTTGAGCTCGCCGTACCACGGATGCACCAGCGTTCCGGGCCCTGCCGTCTCCAGCGCCTCGAGCAACTTGTCGCGCGCGGCGAGGTAATCGGCGCCGATAAGGAACGCCGTGACATTCATCTCGCGCGTCGCGCGACCGAGGTCCTCGGCATACGGCTTGTCGCGCTGTGGATACTCGTGCACCTGCGTGCGCCGTCCGAAGCTGCCGTCGTCGGATTCGACCTCAAACGGCACGCCCCGGAACGTCGCCGGCTGAAGTTTGTCTTTCCAGGCCATTTATCAGAACGCCAGTTGACTGCGGTATCCAACGTCGGGATTGATGGACAGGCCCGGCTGATTGCTCGTGCCGGGATCGACGCGCGTGCCCGGCGGTGCGTCTTGGAAGCGCACGACGAGCTCGCCGGCTAACTTCGTCGGAGCTTGCTGCCCCGCGATCGCGTTTGCGAGCGGGCCGCGCGATTGCGGCGCGACCAGACGCTGCGTCGGCACACCAGACGCAGCCGGCGCGGCGGGCGCGGCCTGCGGCACGCTTTGCTGGAGCACTTGCGCGCTTGCCTGCGCCGGTGTCGGGCCGCCAGTGAAGAATCCGCCGATCACGCCGGCGACAGACTTCGCCGCGCCGAGAATCGGATCCACGAATCCCTTCACGCGATCCCACAGCCCGGAGAAATACGTGACGATCGGCTCCCAGTTCTGAACGATCAGCCCCAGCGGCGTGAAGTTTAGAAAGACCGTCTTGATGAACTCGAAGCCCGCCGAAAACACGCCCTTCACGCCCTCCCACAGCGCCGCAAACCATGGCCCGACCGTTTCCCAGTTGTCGTAGATCAGATACGCCGCGGCAGCGATTGTCGCGACAATTGCAAAAATCGGGTTTGCGAGGAACGCGCGCCCCATCAGAAAAACTGCACGCCCGACGATCAGAAGCCCTTTCGCCAAGAAAGGCAGGATGTATGTTCCGATGCGAAGGAACACGGCCGCCAGTTGCACCGCCGATGACACCGGCCCGAGCAGCATGATCGCGCCGAGCCCGTACAAGACGTTGCGCAGCCCACCGACCGACTTCACGAACGAATCGATGCCATCGATCACTCGGATGATGCCGGTACCGAGCGCCTCAAACCCTCCCGACTCTACCCAGCCTTGAAACGCCTTCGCGACGCGCTCGATATAGCCGCCGACCTTCTGCTGCAGCAGTTCCTTGTTGGCGCCGATCCACTCGGACACCGACTTGACCGCCGCCATGATCGCCGGCGCCGCAGTTGCGAACGCCGCCGCGATCTGCACCTTGATCTGCCGCGAGATCAGCCCGAAGCTATCGCCCAGGTCGTCGAGCTTTCCCGTCGCCTCGCCAGACAGCACCGCGCCGAGGCGCTCGGCGTCGTTCTGCGCGTCGATCAGCGCCTTGCCGCCGCCCTTCAACGTGGCGATCATCTTCGCGCCGGCCTTGCCGAACAGTTCCATCGCGATGCGCGTGCGCACGGCGGGGTTTTCGTTCTTCGCTAAGGCATCCGCCAGTTGCGGCAGGACCGATTCGACGCTGCGGATCTGCCCCTTCGCGTCGCGAAGCGGGATGCGCAGCTTCGTGAGCAGCCCGAGCAGGCTCGCGTCTTTGCCGGCGCCGGCCTCCGCGAGCCCTTTGTTCAGCTTCGTGACGGACTCGATGAAGTCCTCGCTCGACACGCCGCTCGCCTCGAACACGGTCTGCAGCGATTGCAGTGGGCCGATCGCGACGCCCGTCT